CACACGATTGAAGTCCTCATCATATAACCAGTATACATTTGCATGAGTGTACTGTGTATCGCGAGTACCGCGATAGACATCACGCCCGTCCATGTTCCAGAGGTCGGACACGACATCAAGGTCCTGTTCAACCACATCTCGAGAGAGATTGCGATATATCTTGCTGGGGTCGAGAATCGACTGCATTAATCAAAGGAGACAACAACCTTTACGTCATGATGACGCACAGCCTTCGTTGCTGAGCGCGAGAGTTCATGGCGCTTCCGACGCTCTCCAGCCTCCTTGGGCTGAATCACGGCCGAGCAGGATTCCATATCGGCATGAATGTCATCATAGTTCTGCTCCAGGTAGTTGAGAACCTCGTCCTGAATTGCCCACTCAAAAAAGTTCAGCTGACCGACCGTCGTGTCCAGTCCCATAAACTGAATACGCTTCCAACGGCAGAAGGGGTCGAACATCTTCTTGCTGTAGGCCTTGAGATGCGACTTGTAGGCAAGGTAGACGATGACGTGGCGGTTGTTCGTGGTCAAGTAGGAGACGTTGTGCTTCTTCGCATAGTTGGTCACCAGCCAGTCCAGAAGACGCAGACTGATCTTGGATTCGCCCGTCAGGATAGAACGAATACGCTCAAGGTTGGCAGACTCGTTGTAAAAGGCACCGAGACGGTGAAGGACCCAGTGATCGCGATTTTGGATTGAGGTAATGGTATCGGCCATTTGTATTACGCAGGTATTCTTGCTTAAAGCTAGTTTATGCGATAACTATAAATGGACGTCGTGGAAATCCTCCAGTCCATTGAGGCCCTTAACAAGGACGAGTTCAAGCTGTCCGAGGCCTCCAAGAAGCTCTTTGCCGAGGAACTGGCCAAGTCGTCCTTTGCCAATGAGGTCTGTGAAATTCAGCCTCTCGAGACTCGGTATTCCACGATTCCTGCTGAGCTGACAAAGATAGAGGAGCATCGTGAGGTCCTGTCTAAGATCTGCGAGGACCTTTTTGGTATTGCTCTTCGTCCGGCCACAGAGAAGGAGCTAGAGGAGGCGCTGATTGCTCATGCGAGACTTCAAAATGAACTTTCGCAGAACAAGGCTGAGGATGGTAATGGAGGCGTTCCCTCTTGCAGAACCACTGGCGAGGTGGCTTCTGGAGAATCGACCGTACACCCACCTGAACACGCGGATCCGGCAGTTTCTGTGTCTATGCAGACAGTCGAGCACGCTGTCGTACCAATGCTTGAAGACTGAGGCGATAAGAACGGTAGAGTATCTGATGAAGGGACCCTTCGGCCGCGTGTGGCTGCGGGATCGTTACTTTGAGCGGACGATTCGGCTCTACGGTAACCAGGATCAGCGGACGGATGCCTGGCATAACAAGCGGGGTACAATGATCACAGCCTCGGAGGTGACCAAGGTCTGGCAGAGTCCTGCAAGTCGTCTTGAGTTGCTGGAGAAGAAGCTCGAGCCACCCATGCGTGTATCGGGAGCCAACGCTGTAGGACCTCTGATCTGGGGAACTCGATTTGAGCCGGTAGCAAAGAAGATCTTCGAGGAGACCACCGAATGCGAAGTGATTGATGTGGGCTGCTGTACGCATCCAATCTACAACTTCCTGGGTGCCTCTCCCGACGGTCTGATTGTTCCACGAGGGGACCAAGATCCGATGAGGTACGGTCGTCTGGTGGAGTTCAAGTGTCCGATCTCTCGAGTTGAGAAGGCTGAGATCCCTGAAGGATACATCAATCAGATGCAGATGCAGATGGAGTGTACAGGTATCGATGAATGTGAGTACGTCGAGTTCCGGTTCAAGCAGGTCTTCTTTGCTGAGTGGGAACCCTCAACTCTACGGAAGGGATGCTTTGCTGTTTCTGAGGAGGGTAAGGTCAACTACAAGCCTGATGACCAGACTGTGGATGACTGGCGGAATACGCTCATGGACACTGATCAGATCATCTTCTGGGTTTTGTCAGGGATTAAGAAGGACTTTGTTCCTAAGGATCCAAATTGGCTGTCCAGTCATATTGCCGATCTACAAGCCTTCTGGAACGATGTTGTTCGTCATCGCGAAGCAGGAACCAAGCCTGAGCCTCTCCCTTCGAAGGGAGTTGTTATGGACATTTAGTTACCACGACCACCAGAGTTTCGGACAGACAAATCTGAACTTCCCACGAGGAGGGGCAAACTTCCGATTCCACTCGTCGATCGAGTAGTTGTTCGCCATACTGATATTGCAACGACCACAGATCGGCACTAGATTTTCAACGTGAGTTCCTCCACCCCGACTCTCGGGAATATTGTGACCACATTGATAGTCGAATACGTTGATGACATTTTTACACCACCTGACCTTACATTTGATCTCAAACACCCGTCCTGCTTGAGACAACCACACTTGTTCTCGCAAGGCCTTGGGGATCTTGCCTTTTACATAGGACATTGAGTTTTAAGTCATGTAGCTCTTAAACTGGTTGACCTGAAAGATAGTCTCCTTACCAGGGATGGGAGCTGTCTCATAGGGAGCAGGATCAACGTGGTTCGTCGTCTGGCGATGGGACGAATGTTGGTTATCCACGGTTGCAATCACGTTCCCCTTATCAAGAAATTCAGGCTGGAACTTCTCCATTCTGAATGTCTTTACGACGAAGTAGACTGTCACGAGGGCGGCTACGAAAAAGAGAAGGGCAACGGCAGAGTTCATTGTTCAAAGAGCCGAAAAAAACGAATGCTCTTATCTGTAAGAGAACGACAGGCACAATGGAGGAGACAGCACTGAATACGCTTCGCACGATGTTCGCTCGCCGTAAGCTCGACACGGCGACGGAACGACTAGTGATTGAGGGCGACAAGAAGATGGAGCGCGTCACAACCTACACGATAGGTACTGTCCTAGTGTGCTTCAGCCAGAAGGATAAGGTTCTTGCCGGCGACATCAACAATATCGTTGACTTTGCAAAGAATAACAACCACACAACGGGCGTGGTCATTGTGGCCATGTCTCCGCCGTCGGAGAATGTTCTCCGCGTGGTCAAGTCGTATGCGAAGGAGCGTGTCCTGTTCTTCCATATCTGGCAGCTCCAGTTTGATATCACGACCCACCGCATGGCCATGCCTCATCGTATTCTGAATGAGGACGAGAAGACAAAGATCTTCAATCAGTACAAGATCTCGAACCCGGAGAACCAGCTGCCGTGGCTGGATTCGCAGGATGCGATGATTAAGTGGATCGGTGCGATCCCTGGTGATGTGATCGAGGTGACGCGTCACTCAGACACAGCGGGCCGAAGCCTGTACTACCGATACTGCGTAGAGGACGTAAATGTTGCTCAGTAGTAAGATGCCAGAACTGGCTCCTAAGGTCATCGTCAACCCTCATGACGACATCCTGAAGTACGCCAAGCAACAGAACGCTCTTCGAAAGGAACGTGAACGCCTCCGTGACCGAGCGACGCGGGTGGCTCACATGTTAGGAAAGAAGGCTGGACGTCGAACTCGGCGCAGCCGCCGCAGAACTCTTCGCAAGTTGTAGAATAATGGACGATCTGCAAAAGCAGTATGCAGTAAAGTACCAGGAATACGAAGATCTCATTCAGAAGGGGACAATCGATGACGTTTCTAAGATTAAAAAACTTAACGTTGATATGTCCGTTATTCTGAAGAAGATGATGGAAACTCTGGCTATCGTTGATGAAGATACCGGGCATATTGAAGAATATCGCCGGGAGCTTAATAGGAAGATCGCCGACGTTCAAAATGAGTACAACGCTACCCTAGTCAAGAAAGATGCTCTAGAGACATTGCGAGGCATTCGCCAACACCAACAAGCCGCCTTCAGTGGTGCCTTCTTCTGGTACTCGATAGCACTCTTTTTTGCTGCTAGTCTCTTCTTTATTCTTCTCGTTTACAAGATGGATGCCAAGCCTGTAATTAACAGCAAGCCGGCTACAACACCTGCCTTGACCAGGTAAGGCGTATAATCTATAGTGATAGCTGTGGGTGTTTCATTCAAGATTTTCGTTTGAATGTAATCGTCCTTTATTTGAGGAACCTGCTTCTGAAGCTGAGTCGAGCGCTTATGTAAATCTACAAGATCCGGACTACTGAGTTTCACCTTATCAATAAATTTATCGATATAATCCTTACCCTTTTCATATGTATTTCTTTCGTATTCGATAATATCATCAGCAGCAGCCAAGGCATGATCTGCAATCGACTTAGCGGTTAGATCGCCTGTGATTCGATACTTGGCAAAATTATCCTTGTAAATGTCCAGCTGCCTGGTCAGATCATCCATTATCTTCTCTTTAGATAAACAAAATGCCCACAACACCGTTCATGCAGATCAACCCTCCCAATCGTCGTAACATGGTGGCCGACACCTCTGACTACACCCGCTTCTTACGTATGTCTGCAACTCTGGCTCCCTACGTGAATAAGGGCGGATCCCCAGCTCCCAACCTCCTGGGATGGAGGAGCCAGGCAGCCAATCGTGATGCTCGTGTGATTGCTCCGATGTATTTGGCCTTCAAGTCTTTTATTCCTAACCGTTAAACAATGGGAAACGCCGGTTCGTGTCCGACAGACTTTGATTCGGAGTTGCTCGTATGTCGTTCCCAGTGTCCTCCCGGTTTCAAGTTTGGTCAGAATCCGAACAAGCCCAGTGTAAAGAGATGTGTTCTCTTCACAGACAACTCCAAGTTCTTTGATCTGAAAGACATACCTCCCATGAATCCGAATATGAGATCAGAACCTATCTTGTTCAAACAAGAGCGCGAGCGGGTAACAGACGAGGCAGCAAAAATTATCAGTTTAGCTCCTGATCAAGATGATGCAGCTGAACATAAACTTCAGGCAGCTGCTCTTGTCTCTCAGTATGCAAGCTATCAGGCGGCAAACGACGCCGGGAAAAGGATTAAGTACCTGGCCGATACAATTGATCACCCTCGTCCAACCGTTCAGCCGAACGAGATTCAATCAGAGAGACATAAGATACTTGAGGCACCGAAGATATCTGTTATTCAGACTGCACTCTTCACCATTCTCCTCGCTCTAGCTGAACTGCTTGTCATTCCTATTCAATACGCACAGGGACTTGTCTTTCTGACTCTCTGTGTTGGAGCAGCAGTAGGAATCTATCTAGCCAATACATAATGGGGAATTGTCCATCGGAGTTCGCACACGTTCCTGGTGGTATTGGTTGTATTATTGAATGTCCAGCCGAAAAAGGATTTGAAATGATTGTTTCGCCTGGTAAGGCAGGATATTCATGTGCATATTCTAAGGACCCCAACATTAGCTTTCCTATCAAGGTTGCACCCAACTATAACAATAGTCAAAACTATGCTGATCCACCAACGAGTTATATAAATCTACCCAATAAAACGGTATATGAAGATATCATTAAGGACTTTAATGATAACCTAGCGATTGCAGTCTCAAAGATTGACAAGCAAGAAAGAGTGAATACAGCCTTTGAAAAACTTCAAGAAGCAGAGAACGTCCGTGATCAGGCACCTGATTCCTACGAGAAAGCCCGCGTCGCCTATTATACGCTCACGAAGGGAGATACCTGGCTTGATGATGAAAAGCAGCGAGTCTCCGATACAGAGGCTGGACCTGTCGTCAAACGGTATTTAGATTCATTCTTGGATGTAGCGGACCGTTCAAAGCAGCAACAGCAGACCATTGACGCGATAACGAATGTAAAGGACAATGTTCTTAGTGTCGCTGATGACATGCGCTTCTCAGTGGCAGCCTTTGAAAAACAACTCACCGAGATCAAGAATCGTATGGAAGTTGACAAGAAAAAGAAGACACTTGAGGCAGCCTCAATTTCCTCCTGGCTTGATCTGATCATGAATATTTTGATTGCGCTCGTCACCTGTGTAGCGATCTTCTTTGTGGCCCGCGCTGTCATCAACCGCGTTAGGTCTTCCACTCCTATAACCCCTCCCACAACGTAATGGAGGTTTCCGATCCTCGTACCGTAGCAGACTTTCAAAAAACAACCTTCTGTGGACATCCACGATCACACGTTACCAAGGTTCTCCTTCAGAACGTGCAGTTGGGTCATGCAGATTATGCCTGTTATTGGGCTCTGGAGTTACTATGTTCGGGTCTGGTCCACAGTCTCTGGGCCACCTTCTTTGATGCTGCAGCTGTTCATATCAACCGAGCCAATCCAAACGTCTTCATCTATCTCGCGGACGCCTACGAACGGTATGCGCCGATTGAATCGAC